TGTTTGTACGGTTGGAGTAGAAACAGCATCTTATTATCGAGTTGGCTACGCTCATTCAGGTGCAGGATCAGTATACTTTACTGGTCAGATTACTAGCCCGGCAGGAGGACTGGCAATAAGTCCTGGAATTACTCCGAGTTTTGCAATTGGAAAACTAACTGTAACGTGTGACTAATCAATTATAGGAACTTGTTATGGGACAGATTTATAGCGGTACTGATTTTGAACTAACGGTTGAAACGGGAATAGATATTACAGCAATGGCTACTAAAGAAATTTTATATCGAAGACCTGGAAGCAGTACTGAAGGTGTCTTTACCTCGGTGTCTGTGATTGGGACAACTCAGATGAGATACAATGTCCCAAAAGTTATAAATGGTATTACTATTCCTGCAGGTAGATGGATGTTTCACGCTCGTGTTGTTGATGGCACTGGAAAAGAGCACATAGGTGAGTTAGCAACTAGGTTTATTAGACATAAATGGTAGGTAAATAAAATGGGATTGATAAATAAGATATTTTCAATGCTGTGGACATCTAAAATTGCTACCGGAGATGATAGTGAAGCTCCTCCTATAGCAGAGTTGTCTGACTTGATGAATACTATGGGACTGTCACCTCAAGGTCAGGCCCATGACGTAACTTATCAATCGTTAGTTGATACGTATAAAAACTGGGTTTACACTTGTGTAAATAAAATAGCGTATGCAATTGCTGTACTTCCGTTTGAGCTATATTCTTATAAGCAAGGCTCAAAAAGATTAGATGGTTATATAGTTAAATCAATGTTACATGGGATGAGAACTAAACAGGAACAAGATTTTTATTTACGACAGAAAGGTATTGAAAAGGAACAAGTTTTAGAACATCCATTCTTAGACGTGTATAATAAACCAAACTTTTTTGATACTCGCTTTACGTTCACGATGAATTTAGTATTAAGATTAGAAACAGCTGGATATTGTGGGGTATATATGCCAAAGAACTCTTTAGGACTTCCTGGTGAGCTTTGGTGTCTGCCTCTAATGCGTACGGGAGATCTGCGTCCGGTTGCAAGTACTACAAATATAATATCAGGTTATATATATACTGATGGCTCAATGAAAACATTATTTGATCCGTCGGAAATAGTATACATGAAATATCCCTCTCTTGTTTCTCCATTCGAGGGAATGTCACCAATTAAGGCTCAATTATATCCATATAATATTGATAACTATATCCTGATACAACAGGATGCAATATTTAAAAACAAGAGTACTTTTGGTAACGTATTTACAACTGAACAGAAGTTGCAAAAGGCGCAGGTAACTGAACTAAAAAGTCTACTCCAGTCACAGTATTCAGGAGCAGTCAGGACTGGGAAGCCGATATTTTTACATAGTGGATTAAAACTTGATAATGGGAAACTAGGAAATAATGGTGATCCCATTTTTAAAGATGTTGCTGATTATGTAAAGAATAAAGTGGTAACCGGATACAATTTAACAATACCAAAACTTACAGGAGAGTCGGCAAACCGTTCTGCATTGGATGCCCTTGATAAGACATTTATTGATGATTGCATTCGTCCAAAAACGATGCTAATCGAGGAATATTTTGAGCGGTTTGTTTTACCATTGTATGATTCATCATTGACACTTGATTTTATTCTACCAAAAAACTCACAGCGCGATCTTGACATTCAAGAGAAGCATAATGACTTAGTAGATAGTGTAATAACAATTAATGAGGCTAGAGCAGATCAAAATAGAGGTCCTGTACCATGGGGAGATAGTCCATGGATACCATTTAGTTTATCACAAATTGGAAGTACTTCAGGTGATTTATCTAGTAGTGAAGAAACTAAAAATCTGTTATCTACCAAGGCACTCACTGCTGCATTTTGGACAAAGGATAGACGAAATAGAGTAGCCAGAATTTTTGCCGAAAAAATAGAAGTAGTAAAAAATATCTTTATTGAAGATATACATAGCTTCTTTTTATCACAATTCCGTATTGTTACCGAAAAATTAATGACAGAAGGAAAGGCAATTAATGGAAGTATTCTAGGCTTTGCCAAGCAGAAGGTGCGGATATGGTTGAAAGAGAATAATACAAAATTAGACTCAATTAATATTAATGTTGAAGAAGATACAAAAAGATTGCTTAAGTTACTACTTCCAAAAGTGAAAAATATAATAAATGATACTGCAAAAAGCCGATTGACAGAACTTGGTGTAACAATCGAGTTTAGATTTGATGATCCTGGAGTAGAAAAATTTCTTGGTCAGAAACTTTATAAGCATTCCAAGGATATAAATGAAATCACATTTAAAGAGGTGAATGCAATTTTAAAGGAAGGCTTTCAAGAAGGAATGTCAACATTTGAGATGTCTCAGATGTTAAGAGAAAAGTTTGAGTCATGGACAACTTATAGAACTCAAACAATATCCAGAACTGAAACTATAAGCGCGACGAATTTCTCTGATCTCGAAGCAGTAAATCAGTCAGGATTACAAAACAAACTAGCAAAGTTTTGGTTATCGGAAGTAGATGCAAGAGATACTCATCTTGAAGCAGCAAATAAATATACACCAGAAAATCCAATTCAGATAGATGAGTATTTTGAAGTAGGAGGAGATCGAATGATGTATCCTGGAGGTGGTAGTAGACCTGAGGAGAATATTAATTGTAGATGTACACTGGGCTATGTTGAAAAAGAAGTAAAGGAATAGTTATTTATATAAATATAAGCAAAAGGAGAGAATATGCCGCTGCCGCAATCAGTACCAATAGTAACGCTTGAAAAGGTTGATAGATCGAAGATTGTAATACCAACAACATTAAAAAAGGTTTACAAAGCAGAGATTAAAGGATTCAATGATAAAGATCTTATTCTTACACATTTCATAAGCACCGAACAAGAGGACCGTTCAAAAGATATTGTCCATGCTGATGGTGTGCGATTTGATGGCGTTCCTGTGGTGCTAAAGCAGCATGGATCAGATCCTGACATTGGAATGGAGCCGATTGCAAAGTCACTTGGTCTTGCAGTAGGTACTAATTCCAGTGGTGTTAAGGGTATCGTCGCGACCACTCAGTACTATGATGGTTCATCATTAGTACCTCCCGATAATACCGGGCGCAGGTTATATGAAAAGGCAAAAAACGGATTTATGCCTTACTGGTCAATTGGTTTTAGAATTGAGGATGGCACCCCGCGCCCTGGCGGTGGAATTGACATTAAAAGAAGCCTCGTTTATGAATACTCCCAAGTAGCGGTACCTGATAATGTAGGTGCCGAGGTGATAAAATCATTTGAGGCAGGAACAGTTGAAATAGAAAAGTTATCAAACGACTTTATCACTTTTGGGACTAAAACAGAACCAGTGACGCAACAACAACAACCTCAACCGCAATTACTGAAGTCAATAGCGAATCGAATTAATCTGGAACCTCCAATGAGGTCCATGTTTATTATATGGGATGGTTTCATAAATGAGTTATTCAGTATCACTGCAGAAAAGGTCACTGATCTAGTTATTGAACTTAGTTCCTTATTGGAACCTTTTGCAAAGGCAGCACAGGCTGCCTTAAATCCTATGCAAGAAAATGAAAAAACCATTATGTTAAAATCACTTCTTACTAATAAAGGATATTCTGATGCTGACCGGACACCATCAGAAGATTTAAGTAAGAGTGAAGTTATTCAAAAACCTTCCGTTAGTAATTGCGATGCCATATCTGAAAAAGTTATTTTTAATTTTTCTCCAGTGGTACCAAAAGAACCGTCAATCGTCATAGATCAAGAAAAGTTTACAAAACTGTTGCAGGAGTCAGTTCACTCGCATCTGACAGTGGCAGTAAACAAAATGCGAGGAAAACTTTAATCTAAGGAGTTCTACTATGAAGTATTTTGTGCAATGTCTATGTATGTTTTTTCAAATCCTTTTGAACAACATTAAAAACCAGCGAGGCGATACATCATTATTGACGCCTGATGGTACTAAAAATGTACCACCTTCTACCAAAACGGGTCCAAAAGAGATAACAATGAAAGATCTGCAAGAACTTATTTCAGTTGCGGTAAAAGGTGCAACTGAAGGAGAAATAGCTCAGCTACGTAAAGATATTGCTGCGGTTGACAGAAAACAAATTTTTCCTAATCAGGGTGATGCCAATAGCGGAGAAGTAGGTTCGCAGAATGGATCTATTATTGATATGTCGTTTATGAGTCGAGCAATAAAAATGTTTGGCCCAAAACCCGACGATATCCACAAAGCAACTAAATCTCTTTGTGGCCCTTTCAAAAAACTCTCCCCGACAATGGAAATGTTTGCAAAGCACTTAGTTGCAATAAGCAAAAATCAAATGGCTTTTATCCAGACAAGTGTCAAGGAAGCAAATGATACAATTATGATGGAGCATAAACAGGCAGGTATGAATGAAGGTGTACTTGCAGATGGTGGTGCATTGGTGCCAACCGAGTTTATGGCTACTGTTGTTGAGTTTGCAATCCAAGCATCTCCAATTCTATCACAAGTTTGGCGCGTTCCAATGAGTTCTAATCTCATGCGGATACCTCGACTTGCGCAGGCGGCGGGTTCTTATTTCGGTGGCATACAACTTTATAGCCCAGATGAAGGGAAGCTGAAGACAGAATCAAAGCCAACACTCGAACGTTTTTCACTGACAGCTAAAAAACGTATCGGACTCATTTACTTGACAGATGAGTTAATTGCGGATTCACTAATTAATGTTGTCAACTATGTCACCATGTTATACACCAGGGCATTCCAGTATGATATGGAAAACCTGATTATCTCATCAGCTCTTGGTGGTGTAACACCGTGTCTTGGCATTATTAATGCCCCTGGTATTAATATTGTACCTCGACAAACTGCCGGGCAGATATCTGTTGATGATATTCTCAACCTGGATGCAATAATTGATGAGAATTTCCGGGATCTGACATTTCTCACACGTAAACGGACGCAGATTGAACTGATGAAACTAAGAGATATGAACAACAGACCTATTTTCATCAGTGACTATTCTGTATTTCAAGGGCAACCAATGTCGCCAAACACCATGATAACCTATCCAGTATACAAAACCAGAAACGTTCCTGTGTTAGGTACACAAGGAGATGTAATTCTTGGTGATCTGGGTTGGTATATATTGGGTATGAGACAGGATCTTACTGTAGATGTATCAGCGGCACCTCGGTTCGTTTATGACGAACAGACAATACGCTTTGTCATGCGCTATGATGGATGCCCTGCAATCCCAGAAGCCTTTGCAATACTTGGCGACGTGCAGTCATAAAGCAATTTGATTGAACTAACAAAACCGATAGAGTACTAAGTTTGACTTAGTACTCTATTTTGAAAAAAAAGGTATATGATGTCAATAGTACGATGTAAAGTTTTAGATCCTATATTAAAACAAAGATTTGAGGAAATTATGTTTCTTGACTACGAAAAAGCTTGTCGTCTAAGAAACTCTGGGAAGATCGAAATCCTTGACCAGGATCTAACTTCAAAATCTATTAATGTGAATCAGTATAAAACAAAAGTACTTATTCCTGAATCAAATTATGCAATAAAGACCAAGTTTGAATCAAATAAAAAAAAATTTAAGATTGCCTGGATTCAGGACTATTCTAAGCCACATGGAGGAGCTGAAATAAGTAATAGAGGTGTTATATCAGTTGGAGAACTAATTGGTATGGATATCTCAGTCGTTACACCTCAAAGTTTTTCACGAAGTATACTGCAAGAATGTGATCTAATGGTATTAAATAATATTTTTGAATTTACTCATGAGCAGCTTGATATACTAATGTACTACTGCTTCGAGATATCAAAACCATATATTAAATATGACCATGACCATCGAGAAGCTCATCGTAGTACATCAACACAACTCTTTTTACGTTCAAAATTAAATGTATTTCTTTCTCCAGCGCACCGGGATATCACAACCAAAAGTTTGCATCTTCCAGATGATGATAAAAATATCTGTATTCCTTTGTGTATTAATACAAATCAATTTACAAATAAGAATGAAACAAGAGATCAGTTAACAACACTTGTTCCTTCACCACATAAATGTGTAAATAATCTAGTTGAATATATTAAAGATAATACCAAGATGAAATTTACTCTTATTAGCTCGAGACCTACCCCTCAGTTTAACCACTTTTCCAATGTTGCTTATGTACAAACAGCAACCCAGGATACAATGGTCAATCTTTATAATTCGCATTATTATATGGTACATCTACCAGATTCATTCTGGGCAGGGGAACGAATCTACTTTGAATCAATATTGTGTGGATGTGTTCCTATAGTAAATTCCAACGTAGGTCACCATTCATGGCCAACTCAGGAACAAGGTGATTTAAAAATATGGCTTGATGCAGCACCGTATAGTTTTTGGAAAGAGATCAGAAGGTTTTTTTAATGCAAAATATTATTAAAAATCATTGGCAATATATATCAATATTACTTGGGATTTTAGCAACGTTGATAGCCAGTGCATACAACTATGGAATATCATTTCAAAAATTTGTTCAGTTACAAAATGATATGTCTCGAATTACGGATAATATCAAGGATCAAACAGAAAGATTTAATGAACTAAATATAAAATTTGAAAAACTTTTAACTGCTACTGAGATTCAAAGTGGTATCAAAATAAAATGAAAATATATAATTGTATACCTTTGACACCGGAACTCAAACGATACTATGGTGATGAAATGCATCTAAGGGAGTCCCATGCACTAAAACTACAAAGAGAAAAAAAAGTGGAGATAATAGGTCTTCATGATGAATTATCAAATGTAAATGGAATTAATGAGTCATCCATAATGAATAAAACTAAAACCCGACAAACTGTAAAATATATTTCGGTACTTTCTTCTAAAAATCATGTAGATATTCCAGTACTAATTCCTTATGCACCTAATGGGATGATTGGAGCTGCGTACAATAATGCGATGAAATTAATTGAGGACTGGGTACTCTTTATTGACCATGATATACTGCTAGGACTCAATCCTTACTGGTATGAGATTTGTAATAATGCAATCTCAGCCATTGGTCACAATGCAGGATGGCTCACATGTTATACAAATCGTATTGGGTGTTCTTTACAAAAGGCTCCCGATGTAAATACTATTAGCGATGATATAAGATACCATCAAATGTATGCAAGAAATCTTTACAAATTAAATAAAGGTAAGTTAACGGATGTCACTAATATCCCTGGGAAAAAATTCTCAGGTATGTTTATCCTTACACATAAAAAAGCTTGGTCAGATGCAAAAGGGTTTCCTGAAAATATTGGATTTTTTGGAGTTGATTGTGAATACTATACCCGTCTGAAGCAAGCTGGGTATAAAACACTTATTATGAAAGATCTTTATGTATATCATAGTTATTTTCGAGAGGTTCTTAAACCAGTTTTTAAAACAAAAGGAGAGATACTGTGTCCAAAAGAAACAGTGAGCAGCAATTTAGGGTAGTAGCTGATAAGAGTGCTAATACTACCACACTCGTTCTCAACCAAGATGTTGCCGTAGATATTGAAGCACGTTCTGTAAATAGTTCCTTCGTAAATCCGAAGGTGTCACTAAATATTAGTTCTGGAACTGTGGTTGAAGTCATTCGCAGGACTAGTGTTTCCTATGTAGTTCGTGCTGAACTGACTAATGGTTTAAGTTTTGAAGTTGAGATCCCATCTAATGCAGTCAACTAGTACTAGTACAATAGTTTACTTCAAACAAGGGTTAGGAAATCTTGTTCTTCTTACTCCTACACTTCAAGCCCTTGCTCAGATGGACGCTTCCGAACAGGTTGATATCTGTTTATCTTCTGAGTGGAATGATTGTAGAAGAGGTGCATTTGAGGACTACATAAAAAGCATGCCCTTCATTCAGGATATAATTAATTTTCCAGCCCAGAATTTTACAAAGAAATATCGTACATGGTTCTATACACGACATTCTGAGCATTCGACTGCACTGGATGAATTTACCTCCAGAGGAAATAACTGCCTTGACATTCCAGATTGGAGACGCTCATTAAAACACGAGGCAGTATGGTATTTTGAACACGCTATAGCACAAGGATACAGCAAAAGAATGCCAAGGTTATTTGCAGTTCAGGCAGAATCACCAGTTTTTTCAATGTCAAAATTAAACATAGGTATTTGTAATGGAACATATTGTAGTACTATGATGGGTGCAAAACAGTGGCCATATTTTAAAGAGCTATCTGAAATACTACGTAGATTTTATAACTGTAATATAATAAAAATTGGTACTGGCGAGGAACTCCAAGATGTGGTAGCAGATTATGATTTTGTCAATAAACTGACATTCACTCAGAATATAGGAGTCATAAATCAACTTAGTTTGTTTATTGTAAACGATACCGCAAATATGCATATTGGTGATGCTTTAGGTATAAACATGTTAGTGATATTCGGCGGATCGTGTGTATCAAAAAATGGGCCACTTTCTTCTAGAGCTATAGTGTTACGTCGAAATCTTGAATGTCAACCATGCCAGTTTACTGAACACTTTAAGACGTGCGAAACAAATCTATGTCAAACTGAGCTTCTAGTCAGTGATGTGCTGTGTGAATGCAATAGGGTACTAGGATGAAGAATATTGATTTTAAAACCTTTTTAAACGAAGTACAACAGGTATTTAAACACCCTCGCCCTTGGATGCATATAAGATATGGAGATGGGGAAGGTATCGTCCTGGGGTATCCTGGGGGCTCTACAGAACAGAAGGCACGCGAACGCTGGAAGAAATGGCTTGGACCGGAAAGTATGAGTAACTTTACAACAAGTCATCTACAGACATTTTCAAGTAATCTAAGACAAATTGCTTCTGAAGCCGATATATTAGGAATACCATGTTTGCATCACATGAAGGTGAACCAAGATTGGCGCAATGTCTCAAAATATCTTAGAGAGTTTTGTAGTATAAATGAGAACCAACGAATCTGTTGTATGGATTATACAGTAGATTTACAAAGGAAGAACTTGTATTTTGATCTACTAAACGGCAAAGATGAAATTTTTTATATATCCTGTCGAAATATGGAGGTAAGATTTAAACGAGTATTTAATATAAAAAAAGTTACTGGTTACCATTTACCTTTGCAATATAATCCATGTAGAGGAAAATCATTGACTAGCGATCTTCATTTTCCTACTTGTTATAATTTAATAATGAAAGAATTACAAGCTGACTTAAGTGGCAAAATATTTTTAGTTGGTGCAGGAGGTCTCGGTAAGACATACTGTGCTGAAATAAAGCGGCATGGAGGTGTTGCTTTAGATGTTGGTTCTTTATTCGATGGATGGTCAGGTATGATTACCCGTTCATACCTAAATAATATAAAGGACTATATACTATGAAACTACTGACTGTATCAGAACTGGAGATTAAATTAGTACATAGTATTATTGCCAAAAAACCATTCTCACTTGTTAGACTTGGCGATGGTGAATATGAAATAATAAAGCTGCCAGTAGTAAAAAATCTAGGGAAATGTAAGCTAAGAATCTCTAGATGGTTCAATCTCAAGAATCTTACTATAAAACATTTTACAAGCATTAGAAATGTTATTTTTAAGGCCTGTAAAGGTGCAGATATTTTAGGTGTGCCAAGCAATAGTGAACAGTTAAGATTTAGTAAGTGGAAAGAGTTTCAAACCTTTTGCGCTATAAATAAGATCATTACAAAAGATAAGAACTTATTTTATTTTTATGATATAAACAAAATTGACTTTAGTTTAATACTAAGACATGCACAAAAAGTAATTTGTATTTCTTGTAGAGATCTGACTGAAAAATTAAAGATACGATTTTCTCTTCCAGTGGTTGAAACCTGGATAGTTCCAGGAGAAAGATTTTGTTTTTCAAAAGCTATAAAACCTGTGGATAATTTGGATTGCTTACACTATCCATATCTGTTTACAGAGTACACAAATAAAATTAAACAGGTTACTAAACCAGGTTATGTATATTTAATAGGTGCAGGAGGTCTCGGTAAGTCGTACTGTAATACTGTTAAACAAAGTGGTGGAATTGCTATTGATATAGGTTCTTTATTTGATGCTTGGTCAGGTGTAATAACACGTCCATATATGCGTAAGGTAAGGGCGTTATGATTTACAATAAAATAAATATATTCCTTCCCACAAAAGGTCGAGTGCAAAATGGGAAACTAAATAGATTTTTATTATCTGCTAAAAATAAGTGTGATGATTATAGAAGTATTTGTATTACGTTTTTACTTGATAAAGAAGACAGAGAGACAATAAATTTTATATACAGCCTCGAACTAAAGATAGAATTTTCAGTTTTATATTATCCTAAGAATGAAGTACATCTAGGAAAGTTTTATAATTATATTTATAATAATACCATATTCTCTGAACCAGAGACAGTAGTCACAATGGTCGGTGATGATATGGAGTTCATTACTCAAGGGTATGATACTAAAGTACTGAAAGAAATTAATAAGCATGACGGGAACGCAGTCGTATATTGTAATGATAGAAATCAGGGTAGAAAGCTTTGTGCAAACATATTTACGACGCGAGAAGTAGTTGGGTGGACGAGACATCCGTTTATGTGTGAAGCATTTGGTGCCTATTTTATTGACACCGTATGGATGCGAGTTGCAGAAAAATTAAAAATATTGTACTATCTTGAAGATGTACTAATTATTCATCACCATTATACCAAAGAAGGAAGCAAGGACCAGACTTCAGTCGGACTCGATAAGGTAAAACTACCTTTTAATTTTGGATTGAAAAAGGTTGATAGTTACGTAAAAGAGGTAATAAGATGTGTAAAGTAATCAGTTTTGGTCTTTGGGGCGCAGATAAAAAATACACTCATGGAGCAATACTCAATGCTGAGCTTGCAACAAAATATTACCCTGATTATGTATGCCGTTTTTATATTGATGATACTGTTCCTGATAAAATACTTAACAGGCTGGAATCACTGGGTGCTGAGATAAGCTATTCGCTAGATGCATGTACTTCTCAAAAAAGATATTATCGGTTGTCGATAATGATTGATGATCCTTCAGTATCCCGTTTTATTATACGCGATTGTGACTCGCGCATAGGCGCGCGTGAGGTAGCGTGTCTACGTGAATGGGAACGTAGTACTTATCCTGTGCATATTATACGGGATCATCCCAAGCACACCGCTCCAATAATGGGTGGAATGTGGGGTGCTGTGGATGGTTTTATTCAGAAGGAAGTGCTAAGAAAGTCTTTACGTGATTATACTTTTAAGTTATCAAGCGGATGGAGACCGATACCACATATAGGTAAGCCGGACGGAGATCAAAACTATTTACTCACCAAAATATGGCCAAAGATCAAAGATAACCATCTTGCACATGTTCGAGGAAAAAAGTTGCTAACCACAGATAAAGAGTTTTCAATTCCATTAAAAGATAAAAACTTCGTAGGTCAGATCTACAATGAACATAACGTGCCTCAATGTGAGGTGAATAGATGATTAAGTGGATAGGTTCAAAATATGGTGGATGGAATATTGATTTAGATAGGATACCAATAGGTAGCACAGTTATCTCAGCAGGACTAGGAAATGATATTACATTTGATGAGGAACTTATCAGGTGGCGTCAGTGTACTATTATTGGTATTGATCCAACTAACTTGACACGTGAAACTGTTAATAAAAGGAAACCTAAAAATTTTGTACTTATTCGCAAAGTATTATATACAACAAGTTATGTCAAGATGATGAACCAGAGAACGAATGGAGCAACTATTTATAGTGAAAAAGCTAACTTAATTGTACCATGTATTACTCTTGAATGTTTGTTAAATGATTATAAAAATGTTTCAGTTATAAAAATGAATATAGAGGGTGCTGAGTATCATGTACTAATGGATCTTAAAAATGTTGCCGTACCTCAGATTTTAGTCAGATTTCATCATAGAAAAGATAATGTACCATTTGATTATAATGATACACAGGCTATAATTTCCAAGGTGTGCAGACTTGGATATAAATCCCAGTCCTTTAGTGATCCCAAAAGCAAAAAAATAGACTATGAGGTACTCTTTACCTATGATAAATAAAAGAAAAAGTATAGATGAAGAGATGAGAAGTGCATATAGCATGAGGACTCTTTGTGAGGTACTGAGAGAGATTAATGACTTGCATCAAGAACAAACTACACATGACAAAATAATAAGAGTTAAACTGTGCGAGGCAGAGGATATGGCAAAGAGAATGAGTATTGCACTACTTGGATATCATAAAAAGATATTCTCAGGATGGTGGAATAGAAATCCTAACTGGGAAAAGAAACTTACTTTACGTCATAATACTAAATATTGTGTAGGATGAACTTATTATGAATCGTGTAACCTGTTCAAGTCATTTACCAATCCTTGCCGAGCTAGTTAGTATTGGTACAATTAAAAATGTTCTTGAGTTTGGGGCAGGCTTATATAGTACACCATTTTTTTTAAAATGGTGCAATAAGGTAACGTCAATTGAAACCAACAATAAATGGTTTACACGTTTAGTAAAACAACTTGGTGACGCTATAAATCTTGATATGCATTATGTAAATCAAGAAATGGTACTTCACTATTTTAGTAACTCGATTGTTTTATATGATCTGATTTTTATTGACACAGTAAATAAAATTAGAAGGGATCTTGTCAAAAGCTCAATACGATGTACAAGCAATATTATTTTGCACGATTCACAACTACCTTTCTTAAATAAGATTGAGCTTAAAGGATATACAAAATTTGTTTTCTGTCAATGTCCTATAAAATATCCAAACGGTAAAAGGCCTTGGACAACATTATTTACAAAAGAAGAGATAGTTAAAAACCATTTTAGGATGACTAATGAACTGGATCTTTATAAGAGGCATATAACAGTATGGTAAACTACATATCACTTAGTGTAAATGAGAATAAAGATTATTATAATATGCTTCCTACGGTAGCCTTTGCATATCGTAAGTTCTTTCCAGAAAGTGTACTTGTGTTATCTGCTCTAAATAGTATTGATACGTATATAATTGATAAATTTAGACCATATTGCGACGAGTTACGGTGTTACCAACCAATTCCAGAAGTACCAACATGCAATCTTGCAAAAATAGTTAGGCAATATACTGCTGCATATCTCGAGGATAGTAGTACGGTAATGATTAATGATATGGACACTATAGTTTTACAGCGTAAGTTTTTTGAAGACCGCTGGAATAAAAGACCTAAAGGATCACTATTGGCAATAGGTAAGGAACTTTACAAAGGTAAAAAGAACTCGAATAATTTTCCAATAAGCTATATGGCCGGTGAGTCAGAAGTCTTTCAAAATTTGTTTAGATGTAAAGGACTAAGTTGGACTGAATTTATCAAGTCTGTAGTTAAAAATAGAACGTCTGATATAAAAACCGATATCCAAAAACCATTTAAGGTATTTTCAGATGAATCATATATTAATGCAATAAGAAGCAATACAAAAATATTTCATCAACCGCGAATTTTTGTCCCAGCGGTTGATTCTGTTGCTCGAAGAACTAAACTTGATCTAAAAAAGTTGGCAGCAGGTAGATATTTTGAAGCGCATCATCTCATACCTATTAATGAGAACATTAGTAAGATGAAAGCAATCTGTAATTTTTTAGGTACTGAGTTGAGGGTTATATCATGAGCATGCTTACACGGGTAATAGATGAACGTAACGGATTGGTAATGCCATGGCTTAATAGAGGTTGTCTTGACTACCTTAAATCCCAAGATATCACTCAATGGGACGTATTTGAGTGGGGGACTGGATTTGGTACGTTATGGTGGTCTAAATTTGTTAAGAGCATCGTTACGGTTGACCATACCATCGAATGGAATCAAAATATTAAGCAGCGAACGACAAATAAAAATGTTATATTTAAGTTAAGGAAGCTGACAAGATGCAAGCCAAGTGAGTATACCAATGCAATAAACGAGAATTTGAGAAAATACGACTGCATAATAATCGACGGAAGAAATAGAGATTTGTGCGGAAGGACTGTTTTAGGAAGGCTGAAACCTGGTGGAATTATAATTTTAGATAACAGTGAGCGAGAAAAATATCGACTCTTGGTTAACTTCCTGAATCATAATTTTACGCTTGTTAATAAATTCGGTATTGATAAAAAAGTATTATCTAAAATATGGGAGACTACATTATGGCAGTCAAAATGATACTTGCAGTACTTAAAACAGAACCCTATCTGAATATAACTGATAGCTCAAGAGATAATGAGCTGCAAAATCTTATTGATAGTGTCATTCAGGAGGCTATTGATTATCTTGATAATGAAACCATAGTTGATATAGATTCAATTCCTTCCTCACTGGAAAGAAAACTCTATAAACAATGTAGTTATGAGTGGCGAAGAAAAAATGATCTTGGATTGACAACACAAGTATTCCCTGATGGTACCGTTAATAAGTTAACAACTTTTGAATGGTTATCAGATGTAAAGGATGCACTTGATCGGCACGTAGGAGTATCATTATGAGTGACCTTGTTGAAGTTACCTTAAAACTTGATAATACAGTTTATCTTATATCACTTGAGGATGCAATTATAGCAAAACAAAAAGGGTTATTAGTAATACCGACTAATGATGGTGCAGCATTAACTGTTGAGGACGTATTTGGAGCAGATTATGAATCAAGCGTCTAAAAATATTAAAGAAGTAATAAACAATACAGTCAAACTATTGAGAAATGTCTTAAATGTCAATAGCACACTTTTAGCCAGTAGAATCCGTGCAGAACACTTACAAGGCGGTACGACACCTACACGATTGCGCACTCGAAGTGGTCGTGCAAAATCAAGTCTAAAACCGTTATTGACAAAACAGGAAGGAACCAAACTGACTGGCGGTATTACAATAGGAGTGCGCTACCTAAAAACCCACTTCGGAAATAGAGGTGATGTAGTCACAATAAAGGCTAAACCAGGCAAGGCTCTTGCAATTCCACTTCCAGCGGCCTGCACTGCAGCCGGGGTTCCGAGGGGAGGTCCTAGAGATGAAAGTGCCTTTGGTAATATGCATCTATTCCCTGTCAAGTCATTAAGGACTGGAAAAGTTATTTTATTTGGTCAGCTAAAAGGTCAAAAAGGAAAGAATAAAGGTAGGTTAAAATCTAAAATGGTTCCATTATTTTTGCTGACAAAAAGTGTAAGAATTAAAAAAAGAATTGATACAAAAGAATTGCTACAGTGGGTTGAGAAAAAAATTATTAAAGATATTAAGGAATATAAAAAAGTTGAAGGAGCAGTGGCCTAATATGGATCCTATATTAGTAACAATTTTAAAAGCGTTTCAGACTACGTTCTCTGCAGCAATCAGCTTAGGTATTGCAACAGTTAAAATAAACCCATTTCAACCTTCGGATATTGATAGTGTTGAGTTCCCGTTTATAGGTTTATTTTATACACCACAAACTTGGGAAAATAGAGGACGTGCTGAGGAGCATATAGGTATAGTAACTATTGAGTCCTATTTTAGATGGGACACTGGAAAAGAAGACCAATATCTATTTCTTGTTACCAAAGAAGCTGAGATGCATCAAGAGATTTTTGAAGCTTGCAAGCAAGGTCTACTCAAATCATTGATACAAAATATTACGCGGAATACTTCTGAGTATCTGCTAATTGATGATACATTATTGTCAATTATCCAAGAGTATAAAATTACATTTTTGCATACATTTGGAGATCCTTTTTCAAATATTTATTAATCAACTTACTATTTTAACAAAGGAGAGAAGTTATGTCAAAGGCAGCACCAAACCCTTTAAACTACATGGTGGGTAAGGGAAAAGTTTATTTTAATCGTCTTAATGCAAACAATATTCCATCTGGTGAGATGGATCTGGGAAACGATCCAACGTTTACAAATACACCGGTAATTGAGTCATTGGACCATTACTCATCCATGAGCGGTGTTAAGACGAAAGACAAGAGTGCAAATATATCAAGTGACGTTACACTGAAATTTACACTTGATGAGATCAATATCCAGAATTTGGTAATGGCACTCATGGGTGACAAAACTGAGTACATATCTCAAAGTGACGGCTCGCAGACCAATGCAGTCATTACTGCTCACATAGGTAAATTTGAAAAACTTCCTCATCGTAATCTTACGCCTGGGTCGGTTGATGTTACCGATATAACTGGCGTTACTCACTATGTTGCAGGAACCGATTTTTCGGTTGACAATACTATCGGTCGTATCATGATATTAACTGGTGGTTCGGTTGCAGAAAATCAGATCCTGCATGTTGACTACTTGTATGAAGCAATTTCTTATCCAGCGGTTTTTCCGGCAACTCGGTCAGAGGTCGAAGGTTTACTGAGATTTGTTGGTGATTGTACTTTTGGTTCAAACTATGAGGTCTGCTACTGGAGAGTAAAATTAAAAGTTACTGGTGACATTAGTTTAATCAGTGACGAATGGTCAAAAATCGAGTTTGAAGGCGAGGTACTTGACGATAGTACAAATCATCCAACGCAACCAAAGGGTTACTGGATTGATCTATCAGATGGTGTGTCGGCACATAGTTAATCTTTTTTTTGCTAGAGGAAAAAAAAAATACCTATGGAAGAAATCAAGGATGAACTATCAATTTTATTTCCAGAAACCGAGGTAGAGGGATATAAGATTAAAGCATGGTCACTTGGAAAACTTGAGAAGATTGCACCTTATCTTGAACGTATTATTAATGAAGTGAAACGTCGAGGACTCAAACTAGAGGTACTTATAAAGGATCCAACTGACCTGTTTTTTTCAATAGTATCTGATCTAACACCTATTATCAGTATTACTACTGGAGTGCATGTTGATAAGATAAGAGAGCTTACGATAGAAAGTGCTTTAAAGATTTCTCTGGTTATAGCCCAGCAGAATGTAGGGTACCTAAAAAACGTATTAATCCCGATGCAAGCCATGTTAATAGCGATGAAGAAAACAATGTAATAGGTTATGATTCACTGGTTCGGGCAGTTGAATTTCTGGTTTCTCGCGGACATGGCTTAAGTACAGTATTGAACGAATATACAATAGATCAAGTAGTTTTGTTTGTAAATGCCGCAAGGAAGAATATGGAAGAGCAGCTACAGTCGATGAGCATTCAATTGAGATTTGCCTATAATGCAAGTACGACAGAGTTTGAAAACTACTTGTCTATGGAAAAAAATACAAAGAAGAAAAAACTGTCTAAGAGTGAGATCACTTCAACACTAGGATTACCAGATGGCAGCGAATGAGGAAATCGGTAAGTTAGTACTGGTTCTTGAAGCACAAATACAGGATTTACAGACTAAGCTATCGAGTGCTGTAAAGCTTGTTGACGACTACGAAAAGACTACAGACAAGACCGCGAAATCGAGTAAAAAGTCATGGATTGATTCTGCTAAAGCCACCGCGTTAGGTTTTTTTGGTGTAACAACCGCAGTTGGTACTTTAACGAAAGCATATTCTTCTATTATTAAGTTCGGGAATTATGCCATACAGCAATGGAATAGTCAGGAAGACGCAAACATTGCTCTTGCTACTGCACTGGGTTATACATCACAAAGTCTATTAGACCAAGCTTCTGCATTGCAAAGTACTACTCGATATGCAGACGACCAGACACAGCAAGCACAGGCATTGCTTGGGGCATGGATAAAAAATGATGATGAAATTAGGCGTCTTATTCCTGTAATACAAGATTTTGCAGCTGCAAAAAGTCTAGATTTACTAACTGCAACTGACCTGATAACAAAATCAATTGCATCTGAAACCAACGCCCTATCACGGTATGGAATACGTCTTGATGATAATCTCACAAAAGAAGAAAGAGCAGAGCAGATTATTTATAAGATCTCAAAGGCATACGGTGGAATGGCGGAGGCTCTCGGTAAAACAGACGCAGGACAGATAACTAAGGTAAAGAATGAGATAAGCGACTTGGCAGAGGGCATTGGTAAAGATTTGGTTCCGGCACAACTAGCATGGAACAAAGTTTTAAAAGCCGGTACAGGTCTTATAGCTGGGCTACTTGGTGACTGGAAGGAGATTGACAAGACACAAGTATGGTATCAAGAGTGGTTAAAGACAGCAGAGGGAATGGCATCGGTAGCAAATGAGAATGCAAAAAAAGAAGTTGATGCGACAGAGAACAAACGAAAAAAACTACTTGCCATAATGCAACAGCAGCTTGACGATAAGTTGGACTTCGATAAAAAGGCAGAAGAGCGTAGGAAAAAACAGAAAGAGAAATATGTCAAGGATGAACTTCTCGAACTGCAATTTTACGAAGAGAAAACAAAGCTACTTCTTGCAGAACTGTCAGCATCGTACGAAGATAACAAGATATCCATAGAGGATTATTACCGTGAGAAAACAGCCTTAATAACTGATAACGCCGAAAAGGAAATAGCGATTTTAAAACAGCTTGAGTCGGCAGAAAAGAATCCAATCAAAGCAAAAGATATTCACATTAAGCTTTTAATCCGTGAGGCACAGCTTAAAACCGAGTTGCATGATATAGACCGTGAGCGACTTGATGATATAAAAAAGGCCGGTGAGGCACAGAAAAAACTAAATGATATTTTGCGTGAGATTGATACTGCAACATTTTCTCCCAGCGGTGAAGGTAAGGAGGCTGCAAGGCAAAGGGAGACAGCAGCTTTGCTTGAAAATCAGAAAAAACAAAAGGATTCAATATTAGCTATAAAGAAGGAGGGTATTGATACTGAAAAGGCTTTAATTGAAGCTAAACTAATGTGGGAGCAACAAAAAGAGGATCTTGTATTAGAACATGATAAGCAACGACACCAAGAACGACTTGAGGTATTAGGAGATGGTTTAAAACTTATTGCAGATGAGTTCCAAAAGTATTATGATATGCGCTTGTCAGTTGTTCAGACATTGCAACAGGCCGTTGAACAAGCTGAACAAGCAGGTGACACTACCAGATCGGCAAGTTTGCGCAAACAACTATTCGAGGCTCAACAACACGCTAGAAGAATGTTCTATCTTACTCAGACCGCTGCGTTTGCTCAGGCCACAGTACAGGGGGCGCTTGCAGTTATAAAAGCTTATGCAGATGGAGGACCTGGTGCAGCAGTGGTTGCAGCAGCAGCAGTCGGTTTACAGCTAGGAAATATTTTAGCTCAAACTTTAACAGGTCCTGGTTTTGGCGATGGTGGTCAGGTTGAGGGTGAAGCAGGAAAGGATGTAATTAATGCACGTCTCACTCGGAAAGAATTTGTTCACCCTGTAAAGTCAGTTGAGTATTATGGAACAAGTGTCATGGAGGCATTGCGTAGAAGAGCGATTCCAAAAGAGTTATTTTCAGGGATAACTAACTATAGACCCCACACTCCTTCGATAGGAGCATATTCTGAAGGAGGTTTGGCTAGTACTAAAGTGAGTCAGGTGAATACTAGAGTGAGTAAAAAAGAACTCAGACCATTAAATATTACTAATATTGTAGATCCAAACTTGTTACAGCAGTTTTTATTTTCTCAACAGGGACAAGATGCAGTTGTAAATGTAATCTCAATGAATAACTACTCTGTTAAAAGGAGTCTCAGTTTATGAACTATCGTGATTTTAATATAAATACATCAGTGACACCAAAGCCTTGGGGCGCTCGTGAACAGATATGCATACAGGACATTATTGACACTTTGTGTGTTGATACTGTAACCAGTGTAGCTGAGCCAAGTGTCGGTCACCATCATAATAAGGTTTACAACTTATTAGATACTGCAATTTTAACTGCTGACTCAAAAGCACTAGGTATGAATTGTGTACCAAGTCCTAGCTGGAATACAAATGCAATCTGCGTAATAGATCTTAAAGCTATCACCAATTCGGCAATTCTCACAGTAGATAATGATCTAATGTTGTTAAACTGTGCTATACAAAAGGATAACTCATTGTTCTATAGGTTGAATAATGCCACTGCACCTAAATTATTTTGGGCAACAGGAGAGAGTTTCATCTTTTCATTAGGCGAAATCGGTGCAATAGATAGTGAGTTTGATATCGATGATCCTACAAGTTATGGTGTTGAGTATACACGTACGGGCGGAGCAATTTTTAACACTCGAGGAGGAGACTTTGATTTTACTATACTTGCATCTTCAAGTCGACTAGCTTTATTTGCAGATGCGACTAGTGCAAGTATAGGTATAGGTACTGATCTACCATTATTGAATGTTGGAACTGCAGCAGGAGATTTTTATGTTGACGAAGGAACAAGTGGTTTACACATAAAATCAAGACAAACTACTATTGATGATACAGCATTCTTAATTTTAGAGGGTTATGGAGAAGGAGCAAATGGACATGATTATGGATATGATGGAACAAAATTAATTATGTGCTCTAGTTTTAGTTCTGCTAATAACAAAATGTTTTTGATTGGTTCAGGTGCGCACTTTTTACACTTTGATAGTTTGAATGATGATTTGACAACACGAAAATCTGATATACTTACGTTAGATGGCAGCACTTCAGCTGTTGGAATAGGTTGCGAACCTGGATACAAGCTGGATATCTATACCTTAGGAACTATTAAACAGGTAACGGATATAGTACGCATACGCAATTGGACAACTGGTGTTGATATGAACGGTACAGGTTCTGCAATATTATTTGACCTATATGGTTACCTAAGTTTCTCAGTGCATGCTGGAAGATTATCAGTATATTGTGAGCAGGATATGACTCACACTGCGTCAACGAAAGCTACCACAATGGCATTTGCTACGTGCTCAAATGATGTCTTAACAGATAAACTTTGGATAAATAGTGCCGGTAATATGGGACTTGGAAGAATCCCCGATCCTTATAATAGTGCTTTAGTTGGCTTTAGTTTTGGTCTTGCAGCAGGGTTAATAACTTCATCAAGTGAGTCAGCATTTTATTTTGCATCTAACTGCTATATAAATGCAGCCGGTGCTTATACTAATATTGAAGCGACCGATGCAAGTAGCTTTTTTCTAGCAGCTTCAAATGGAGATTTCTGTTGGTATAGTGATCCCCCTGCAGTAATTGGAACATATACGCCAACCAATAAAATGATATTAGATATTAAAGGTAACTTGCGATTAAAATGTACGGCAGTAGATGGTACTGCTGAAGGATGTCTAGAATTAGCTAATGCAGCAGCAGCACCAGCAGCCCATACAGATGGCCATATTTATATGTATTCGACAGATGCTACTGTGGGACTTGATACATGGTCTACTTTAGCATTATATTTAGAGCATCCAATATATACTGATGATATAAGTCCCACTGATTGGGTACCTATAGTAATAAACGGAACTGTTAAAGCACTGTTACTAGGCCCCTTGCCTGTATAAACAAAAAAGGAGAGTATAATGGCAAAATTGATTGAGATCAGATTTTCTGAATCAGACCAAAAGGTAGAAATTCCTCCAGAAGGAAAAGTTACAATTCGCGAGGCGGAGATCATACTTTTAAGGTATCTGTTCAAGCTTGCAAGAGCTGGAACAAAAAACCTCAATTCAGCTTTTGAGATTACTGATTGCCTGAATCAGTTAGATAATCTAAAAGATGAGGATAACTCAGTATCATTTACGGAACAGGACATAAACTATTTGCGAGAAGGGTTTTCTTTCTCAGCGGGTCAACGTCCTGAAATTATGTTTTCTGAGTGTCTTAACTTACTTAAACAGCTTAAGCAACAAAAATAACTATGCCAATTTATGGTTCAAATTTTAACTATGGTGACTCTCCATTATATAAAGATGATGGTGGAGAGATAATTCTTCAAGGTACAGTTTTTAGGTATCTTCCCAACTGGAATTATCCTGTCCAGCTTTCATACAAATTTGAAACCATTATTTCCATGACCAGATTATTTTATGAGCAGCGAAAGGCACTTCGATTGTTATCAGTTCGTAAACACATATTTACCATTACTGAAAACGATAACTACGAAACTATCTGGAACTATTTTGTAAGAAGACATGCAAGTAGCTTTTTAGTTCCGATATTTACTGAGCCGTTAAAGATTTCTGGAACCGGTTCATTGGTTGGCGCTACTAGTTTAATAGTGAACAACTTTGAGTTCTACTATAACTTAAGAAATCTAACCAGCTACTGTTTGTTAGTTGACCTAAGAGAAAATAATCTTAAAAGTGAATTAGTTATTCTTACGAATCTAATAAATAATGTTGAGATTCACTGCAGTGCAGTAGTAGATAATTTTCTGAGAGAGTATACCTGGGTATTTCCAGTATTTCGAGCTTTTTTGTCAGGTAAAACTAGACAAGATATAACTGATAACATGACTCAGATGGATCTCGAATTTACAGAAATACGGGAGGATACTTAAGATGTTACTTAAAATTACTTTAATGTGCTGGTTTAGGTAGGGATTGATATGGCATTAAAAATAGGTGCTGG